AAGCATCCTGGAGAGTCTGGAGTATCTTATCTTTATGGCATTGACAAATATGGACGTGCTAAGAAAAAGACGGATGATGCTAGAAAAGGGCTCAGAAAGTCTTCTGATATAGGTCGAGCTATAGTAGACACTAGTGACAAAGTAAACGATGCAATAACAAATACCCTTAGTAATTTGTCAGATCCTAGAGGGACTCTTTCAAAAACTATATCTGACATACAAAAAGAACTGCTATACCAAGGCGTAAAGATTGAGCGGAAGATAGATCCTGGCCCGTTTTCAGAAGTTGCATCAATCCCTGAATTCAAAAAGGCAAGAAAGAAAACCGATCAATTTCTTAAAAAGACTTTTGGTAAGCCCTATACCAAAATAAAAAAGAGTTTGAAGAAAACTGTACGTGACATTGATAAGGAGCTTACTTGGCTCATAGAAATGTCGTAAATCAATTAACATTCATGAAAGGTGTGAAAACGCATGAGTGATTATGACTACATCATCACAGTTGATGAAAATGGTTCTCCATGCCTTCAGCATGCGCTTTTTGGCGGCGGAAATGCGAAAGGCTCTCAGAGACAGAATCATAAATATTATGCCCGTGCTCAGGACAAAGGACGTTGGAGATATTTTTACAGCCCCGAAGAATTCAGAGCATGGTCGTCCGGTGCTACCAGAAAAGTTAAACAGGCTATCAACAATGCTAAAAAAACAGCTGGTAATGCTGCTGGTGAAGTTAGAAAGTCTCTTAATGCTCGTAGAGAGCTGAATGAGGCAAATAAGGCAACTGGATTTGGTTCCGGTCTTAAGCAGTGGAATGCTCAGCGGAAGTATAATAAAACTGCTATGGGTAAAGCTGAGAAGGCGGTTCGTGAAACCGCTGATGATCTTGGAGATCGGGCTCGTGGCCTTGCAAACAGGGCTGGTGGAAGAGCTCGTCAGGCTTATGATGAAACCAGAAATAAGCTTGGAGCAAATGCTTCTGATGCCGTTGGAACTGCCAGAAAGAAAATTAAGAATCTGACTGATGCCGCACAGGAACATGGAAATAAGACTCTTTCAGAGCTTCGGAAAGCAGCTGGAAATGCTAAAAATAGAGCAGAGAATGCGGCACGTGAGGCTGGAAGTAAAGCGAAAGGTGCTGCTAGTAAAGTAGGCGATAAGCTCGGTCTTGACGAGCGTGAGGCTCTTGAGAATGCGAACTTCCTGAATAGAGGCCGTCGTCAGAAAGCATATGATGCTACACCTATGGGCAAAGCAGAAAATGCTGTTAAAGGCGCTGCTGATCGTGTTCGTGATACAGCTAATGATGTTTCTAATCGTGCTCGTGATAGAGCATCCGAAGCTGCTAATCGCGTAAAAGATACTGCTGGAAATCTTAGGGATCGTGCTTCTTCTGCAGCAGGTTCTATTTCTGAGAAAGCAACAGATATTCGTAATAAACTTCGTGATCTTGCTGATTCTGCTGAGTCTACGGCTCGCGGAGCAGCTGATAAGGCTAGGAATGCTGCTGGAGATGTTACCGGTTCAAATGCTAAAAAGAAAATGGATGCTGCAGGGCGTGCTGCATTGATGGGCCTTGACGATGTCATCGGTGAATTTACAGATTCTAAAAATGAATATGAAAAGTCATTGGGTGGTAGAGCTTCAAAAGCGGTAAGCGATGCAGAAGCATCTATGAAGGCGACCCAGGCCAAAGCTAAGAAAGCTCTTGCTAAAGCTCTTGATTATCTTCCCGATGAGCAGATTAATGAAATTAAAGATTTGATCAGCGATACTGGAACTAAAGCCCGTAACGCCGTCAATAATGCTGTATCTGATGTTAAAGATAAGGCAAATAAAGTTGCTAGTGAGCGATATGAAAAGTCTGCTAGCAAAAGTGAGAACGAAATTCTCGAAATGCAGCAGGATATGATTCAAAAGCATGGCGTACTGTCTACGAGTGATAGGAGAAAGCTTGCTAGAAAATGGGACGACATGATGGAAGATGCACTTAAGGCAGATTGGCACTCGAATGGTGCTAATGGAGATTTTGATGACTTCTATGAGAGTCAGATGAAGAGGTATAAGAACCCGTACGCTGGAAGTTGAGGGTATGAATATGAATCCTCATGACTATATCGTCTCAGTAAATGAGAAAGGCGAACCCTATCTGGAGCATGCTTTGTTTGGTAAAGGATCTCAGCGACAGGACCATAAATATTATACACGCGTTCAGGATAAAGGACGTTGGAGATATTTCTACAGTCCGCAGGAATTTCGTATTTGGCAGACAGGCGGCTCTAAAAAGAAAGTTACCAACACTGACAAAATGCGTTCTGCGTTCAAGCAGCTCAAAGAAACCGGCCAGAAGGTTGCTGAAAAGGCAAAAGATATTGCCGGAGTTGATGAGCGTCAAAGAATGAGAAGTGCAAAAGAGAAGCTAGATTCTGATTCAACAAATGCTCTTAATCGCTTTAAGCGTCATACTGACTATACCAAAGCTAAGTCTGATTATGATAAAACTCTTCTTGGAAGAACTGAACGTATGAAAGAAGAGCTTCGGAAGAAGGCTAAGAAAACAGCTAATGAGGTTTCTGATAAAGTCAAAGAAAAGGTCAAAGAGAAAGTCGATGACATGAAAGAGACTTATCAGCATAACAAAGAGCAGTTTGAGAAAGCCAAAGAGATGGAGCGTGCGGAAGCCGAGCGTCAGGCAAAGCTTGAGAATCGTCCAAAAGGACATGAGAAGCCTGAATCTGTAAGAGCTGCCAAAGAAGGTGCTATGAAGCGTCGTTCTATGGAAAAGTCTACCTATGGTGAGTATAAAGACGGTGATCATGACTTTGATGATGATAACTATAAGGAAGAGAATCGTGTAGGTGATACCGATTTCTTTGTCCATAAGCGTAAGGATGGAACCAATGTCATTCTTGAAGAAGATATGAAATGGGTTCTTCCAAAGGGCGTTGATGCAAAGTCTCCTGCTGTTCAGAAAGCAATTAAGGACTTCTCAGATGAGGTCGAAAGCGCTAGGCAGCTTGGTAAGAATTATACAGGACAACAGTGGCGGGATGCAGTGACGAAAGCCATCGATGAAGCGGTTCGAAACACGCCAGTTTCTGGTGTAACTTCAGTAGATCGAGATTCGCGTAGGCAAGAAACAGAGGCGCGTGCTCAGAAAGCGTATGAAACGACTATTAATAAGCCTCGGGAAAAGTGGACAAAGGCTGAGCAAGAATATGTAGATGCATATAACAAACAAGAAATAGTTCCAAAAGTCAATTCTTCTAGGGCATCGTCTATTGACCCGCACCTTGTAAGTCCAGAGTATGTGCTTACCCTTGGGTATAATTCCGGGTTGAACATTAAGCCTTTGAAAGCTGCCGATAAACGCCATGCGGATGCGCAGAGCGCTTATAATCGAGCCCTTAGCAATCCTAATACTTCTTCTCAGGAGAAAGACCGGCTTTTCAGAGAGCTTACGAAGGCAGAACAAGCTTATTATGACGAGGCTAATAAGATTATTGACGAGTATAAAAACAAATGATATTTGGGAGGTAGATTCCAATGCCAACGCTAACTGAGCGTATTCAGAAGGCCTGGAATGCCTTCCGAAATAAAGACCCCACTCCGGAACGATACGGTTATGGATATAGTTCTTATTACCGTCCGGACCGAAGACGGCCTACTCTTGGAACAGAACGAACGATCATTGCGCCGCTTCTTAACCGAATTGCAGTTGAAGCAGCAAAAGTTGATATTCGTCATGTTCGACTGGATAAGGAAGAGCGCTATCTTGAAGATGTTAAGGATGAACTGAATGATATTCTGACCCTGCAAGCTAATATTGATCAAACTGCACGTGAGTTTCGTCAGGATGTTTATGCGTCCATGCTCGATGAAGGTTTTATTGCGGTATGCCCGATTACAGCCGATGTAAATTATTCAACAATGACTGTGAACAAGATTAAGTCTGCGCGTGTCGGAAAGATCAAGCAGTGGTATCCAAAAGAGGTCGACGTTGAGCTCTATAATGAAGACACTGGCCAGAAAGAAACGGTTCGGTTTGCGAAGTCGTTATGCGTGATTCTTCAGAATCCGTTTTACGACATTATGAATGCTCCGAATTCACTTATGGCCAGGCTTCGAAAGAAATTGGCGCTGATTGATAAGGCAGACGACCATGCCGCATCCGGTAAGCTTGATATGATTATTCAGCTTCCGTATTCTACACGCCATGCGACTCAGCAGGAACGTGCAGAAGAGCGACGGAAAGACATTGAAATGCAGCTTTCCGGAACCAGGTATGGTATTGCTTACATCGATGCCAGTGAGCGCGTCATTCAGTTATCCAGACCTCTTGATAATAATCTTCAGGCCCAGGCCGAGTCTTTACAAAAGCAGCTGTATGATCAGATCGGTGTTTCTCCGGAAATCCTGAATGGTAATGCGAATGAAACAACCGAAATGAACTTCAGCAATAATATTATAGAACCGCTAATCTCTGCATTTGCAGATGAATTGAAGCGGAAGTGGTTGACACAGACTGCCCGATCTCAAGGACAGTCTATTTTGTTTTTCAAGGATCCATTCCGTCTTGTGCCTGTTTCTAATATTGCCGATATTGGCGACAGACTGATTCGAAATGAGATTCTGACAGCAAACGAAATGCGAGGAATTCTTGGCTTTAAGCCCTCTCAGCAGGAGAGCGCTGATCAGCTTAGAAATCCGAACATGCCGATTGATATGACGGGCGCTTATGCAGAAGGTGAGACGGTACCGGAAGGCACTGTTGAATTTTCTGGAGGACAAGAAGAGTACCCGACAGATGAGGAGCTTCCGGCTGAGGACGAGTATGTGGAAGATGAATACGACGACACAGAATGAAATCAAAATGGAAGTAAATCATATGACTTGACAGGAGGTCACAAACATCATGGCGAAACATACTGGCTATGACTTTTGCGGCTGGGCTACTCGGAATGATCTCCGGTGCAGTGACGGCCGTACCATTCGTCGTGACGCCTTTGCTCATCAGGACGGAGCCAAAGTTCCGCTTGTATGGGGGCATAATCACGACAGCCCTGATGCAGTCCTCGGACACGGTTATCTCGAGAACCGGCCTGAGGGCGTTTTCTTTTATGGATATTTCAACGACAGTGATCTTGCACAGGCTGCAAAACGTGATGTTGAACATGGGGACATTACGTCTCTTTCCATTTGGGCGAATCAGCTTCAGCAGAGAGCCGGAGACGTTCTTCATGGATCGATTAAAGAAGTGAGCCTTGTTCTGGCAGGAGCCAATATGGGAGCTCAGATTACTTCTCCGATCGTAGCGCATGGAGATGGATTCGAGACGATCGAAGATGAAGCGTATATCTACGTCGGTGAAGAGTATGGCCTTGAGCTTGCTCATTCCGACGATCATGACGATTTTTGGGATGATGTCGACTTCGATCATCTTTATGACGACGATGACGACGATGATGATGACTTGGCACATTCCGATGATACATCCGACTCCAATGAGGGGCTGGAAGAAGAAACTGAGGAGGAATCAGTAATGGACGAAAATGCTACTGTTCAGGACGTGCTTGACACGATGGACGAAGACCAGCTGATGGTCGTTTCTTATCTCGTCGGACAGGCTGCTGCCGTAGGTGCCGACGATGACGATGATGAAGTTGAACATTCTGAAGGAGGAAATTCCATGAACTTTAATGCTTTTGAAGGCACTGCGCCTGCTGCCGGCGCTTATCTTTCCCACAGCGACGAGATGAACATTATCGAAGTTGCAAAGAAATACGGTAGTCTGAAAGAGGCTCTGCAGGCCTATGCCGAGGAGAATAATCTCCAGCACGATGGCCTCGCTCCTGTGAGCGGCTTTGGCTCTTATCCGGTTGGTGGCGATCCTGCCGCAGTAGATGCTCTGTTCCCCGAATGGCACGATGTTCGGCCCGGCGCCCCGGAAATTGTAACCAACGACCAGGAGTGGGTCAAAGTCGTTCTGAATAAGGTTCACAGAAGTCCGTTTAGCCGTATTCGTACTTCTCAGGTTGACCTACGTACTATCGAAGGCATCCGTGCGAAGGGCTATCAGAAGGGTAAGGAAAAGACCCTGGCTACGAACTATACTGTGGCCAAGCGTACCACTGAGCCGCAGACCATTTATGCGAAGAGCGCTCTGAACCGTGACGACGTTGTTGACATTACTGACTTCGACTATGTCGATTATCAGTACAAGATTGACCGTATGCAGCTCGAGAAGGAGCTTGCTCAGGCGATCCTGATCGGTGACGGCCGTGACGCTGCTTCCGATGATAAGATTAGCGAAGAGCACATTCGTCCTATTTGGACTGATAATGGCATCTTTACCATTAAGAAGACAATCTCTGTTGAAGCCGCCGATAACGACCCCGGCTTCGGTGCAAACTACCTGTATGCCCAGGCTGTTGAGGAAGCTATTCTCGATGCCAAGATTGACTATCGCGGTTCTGGCAATATGGATATGTTCTGCAGCCAGAGATTCTTTAACAAGATTCAGCTTGCTAAGGATCTGAATGGTCGTCGCCTTTACTCTAATAAGACCGAGCTTACCTCTGCTCTTGATGTGAACGGCGTTTATAACGTTCCTGAATTCGAGAACCTGACCCGTAGCGTGACAACCACGGTTGAAGGCGTAAGCACAACGAAGACCTATCGTCTGCTCGCTATTATCGGCAACCTGAATGACTACAACCTCGGTGCTACCAAGGGCGGCGAGATCACTCACTTCACCGACTTCGATATCGACTTCAACCAGCTGAAGAGCCTGATTGAAACTCGTGTTTCCGGTGCTAACACTCGTCTTTACAGCTTCATCGTTCTTGAAGAGGAAGTTGCGTAATCGGATTAACCGATCCGAATTTTAAATTCAAAATGGAAGTGATTGCGTGAAATTTTATGGATCGGTCGGGTTTGTTGAGATTTCTAAAAAACGTGCCGGTGTTATGACACAAATTCCGATTGAGTATAATTATTCCGGAGATGTGATGAAACGCAGCATTCGTTATCAAAATGCCGAGAGCGTTAATGATAACATTGGAGTTCAGCAACAAATTTCAATTGTGGCCGATCCATATGCACGTAATCATGTCGGTTCCATGAGATATGTAAAGTGGATGGGTACTGCATGGAAGATTACTGATGTTTCTGTGCAGTATCCTCGACTGATTCTGACACTTGGAGGCGTTTATAATGGAGCGACGGTCTGATCTTCTGCTGCTGGAGCTTAGAGACCTGCTCGGCACAAGCAAAGTGTATTTTCAGCCTTCCGATGTCGCCGGAACTGCCGGAATTATCGGAGAAGATCCGTATATCTTTACTGGAATTGATTATCCATGCTTTATCGTAAGGCGTACAAATGCATATCAGCCGAAAGCGAACGATAAGACTTATCTGTTTCGCCCGGCTTATGAAGTTACCTACATTAATCGTGATGAGCCCGATCCTGAAATGCTTTATCAAGTTGGGCAACGTTTTTCGCTCTGCAATTATCAGCGGCATTATGTGTCCGATAACCTTCATCACGATGTGTGGGTTATTTATTACTAATAGGAGGAACTATTATGGCAGTTCTTACATGGGACCAGACGGGAGAAAGACTCTACGAAACTGGTACTAAAAAGGGTGTACTGTACCTTTATAACGCTTCTGCCGGAACGGGAGAGCATCCGTACTCTCCCGGTGTCGTTTGGAATGGTTTGACTTCCGTTTCCGAATCTCCGGACGGTGGCGACGCAAATGATATTTATGCCGATGACATTAAATACCTGTCTCTGCGTGGCGTTGAGAACTTTGGCGGCACGATTGAGGCATATATGTTCCCGGATGAGTGGGCCGAAATTGATGGTAGTGCTTCTTTGATGACCGGCGTTGTGATTGGTCAGCAGCCGAGAAAGACCTTTGGCTTCAGCTACGTGTCTACTGTTGGTAATGACACCGAACTGGATCAGCATGGTTATAAGATTCATTTGATTTACGGTGCTTCTGCTTCTCCTTCTGAGAAAAGCTATGAGACGATTAATGATAGTCCGGAACCCATCCAGTTCAGCTGGGAATTCACTACGGTTCCCGTTTCCGTCGAAGGCCATCCGGAGTATAAGCCGACGGCTCTTCTGACAGTGGATACGACGAAGTTCCCGAAGGGTGAAAACGGAGCGAAGAATGCGAAGATTCAGGCTCTTGAAGATGCTCTGTATGGCACGGCGCAGGCAGATCCTTATCTTCCGCTTCCCGCAGAAGTTATTACACTTCTTACCTAATCTTAGGTTTGGGGCTGCCTGAAATATGGTAGCCCCGTTTTTATATTTGAAAGGAGATAAATGAGCAATGCTAAAGAAAACTATTACGTTTACGAACTATGATGGAGAAGAACAGTCCGTTGACGCGTATTTCAACCTCACAAGGACAGAGTGCATGGATCTGAATCTTGAGTATGAAGATGAAGGTGGTTTGATCGGAAAACTTAAGAAGATGATCAACGAGAAAAAGACCGGTGACGATATTCCACAGAAGCCGGCAGTTGATTTTGTTCGACTTCTCGTTGAACGTTCTTACGGTATCAGACCGAAAGATGATCCTAGTTTGTTCCTGAAGGAAGATGAGAATGGAAATCCCTATTATCGGAAGTTTCGTCAGTCACTTGCGTATCACACGTATGTTTACAAGCTTCTAAGTGGAGAAGAGTCTCTTGATGAATTTGTGGAGAGCGTTTTGCCGAAGATTAGCGATGTCGAAATGGCAGAAGCTCGTAAACAGATGAAAGCAGAGGGGCTGGAACAGTTCCTTCCGGAAGGTCCGCACGAGGTCTGATGACGTGTGCCGATCACAATTTTAGTACCAGATCGAGAGTTATTTGATCAGGTACGAGGACGATTTTTGACAATAAAAGGTCGAAAGCTTACTTTTGAACATTCTCTTTTGAGTATTACGAAATGGGAATCAAAATGGCATAAACCTTATTTGTCAAAAACTGAAAAAACAAAAGAAGAAGCGCTCGATTATCTCCGATGCATGTGCCTCGATAAAGATGTTGATCCAACAATATTTATGGCGATCGATGCGCAAAGCATGAAGGAGATTACTTCATATATAGAAAACCCGATGACGGCTATAACGTTTCGTGAAGATAATAAGCGGCAGAGTCATGAGATCATTACAAATGAAATTGTTTATTATTGGATGACAGAATTAAACATTCCATTTGAACCATGTCAGAAATGGCATTTTAATCGTCTTATGACTCTGATTCACGTCGCATCAATAAAGAAACAGCCGTCTAAGAAAATGAGTAAAAAAGAAGCTGCCAGTCAGCGCATGGCTTTGAATGCACAGCGCAGGGCAAAGTATCACTCGAATGGGTGAGAGAGGAGAAAGCGTTATGATCCAATGCACCGTGAGAGGCGACTTTAAGAAGACAAACAGTTTTTTAAAGAGAATTCTGAAATTGGATTTTAATACGCTTTTGAAGAAATACGCAGAAGAGGGTGTCGAAGCACTTGTTACTGCTACTCCTATTCGGACTGGTTTAACAGCAGCTTCCTGGAATTATGAAATAGTACAAGACAGACACTCTGTCTCGATTTTTTGGACAAACTCTAATATGGAAAATGGCGTTCCGATAGCGGTAATTCTGGATTATGGTCATGGCACCGGTCTTGGAACATATGTTCATGGACGCCATTATATTTCGCCGGCGATCCGGCCTGTATTTGATAGAATAGCGAATGCCGCATGGAAGGAGGTCATCAGAAATGCCAGGTAATGTTGACGAACGCGTCGTAGAGATGCGAATAGACAACAAACAATTTGAATCTGGTGCCAAAACGACAATAAGCACACTGGAAAAACTGGAGCGAGCCTTGCATCTTAAGAGCGACTCGACTGCTATTGACGATATGGCGAAGTCGGTTTCAAATTTTGATGCCTCTCCCATGACGAAGTCTCTTGACAAAGTTGGAGAACATTTTAATGCATTAGAAATTGCTGGTAGAAGAGTCATTGAGAACCTAACAGATAGCATCTATGGCTTTGCAACTAAAACCGTTAAGGGCCTTACGATTGACCAAGTTTCTGCAGGTTGGGATAAATACGAGAAGAAGACAGAAGCAGTTCAGACTATCATGGCTGCCACAAGGGAAAAGTTCGATGATGAAGGAAAACAGATGGAATTCATCAACGAACAGCTGGATCGAATGATGTGGTATACGGATGAAACGTCATATAACTTTACAGATATGGCTGCTAATGTCGGTAAGTTTCTTGCTGCTGGTGTGGGTCTTGGTGAAGATCAAGATCTTACTATGCCATTTAATGCCATGATGGGTATTGCTTCATGGGGTGCTTCTGCCGGTGCAAAACCGCAGGAAGTTTCTCGTGCAATGTATAACATTTCTCAGGCCATGGGCTCTGGTGCCATGAAGGCGATTGACTGGAAATCTATTGAAAATGCTGGAATGGCAACTCTTGAGTTTAAGCAGAATGTTATCGACACTGCTGAAGCTATGGGCAAGATTCGTAAGGTTGGAAATGTTGAAGGAGCATTCGATGCAGCGAGAGGATCAATCATAAAGTATTCTGCAGCAGTAGAAAAAGCAGATCAGGACATTAAAGATAAAGAAGTATTTGACGCGAAAAGTTTCCGTGAAGGATTAAATTCCGGTTGGTTTGATGTTGATGTAATGACAGAGGTCTTTAATAGGTATAGTGAATTTTCAGATATTTTGTATGAAGGCACTGAAAAGACTGGTCAAGAAGCATGGAAATTAATGGAGATCCTTGACGATTATAGAAACTTTTTAAATGATTCTAAAAATACTGGTAAACAGTTTAACTGGGCCGCTTATGCAGGAGATTCTGTAGACAAAATAGAAGATCTGCAGCAAGCTATTTTGGCATTAAATGAAACCCAATGGGAATATTCTGAACAGGGTTTTCGTATGGGCCAGGAAGCAAAGACTTTTACGGATGCTATTGAAGCTACAAAGGATGCCGTTAGCTCAAAATGGATGCGAACGTTCCAATGGGTTTTTGGCGATTATAGAGAAGCAAAAGAGTTCTGGACTGAAATAACAGACCGTTTATATACACTGTTCGCCGAAGGTGGAAAAATCAGAAATGATATTTTAGAAGCCTGGTATTGGGGCGGCGGTCGTAGTGCTTGGTTTAATTTGGATAAAGACAGCGGACCTCTTGGTGCTTTTTGGAATCTCTTAAATGCAATTGATGGTATCATTTCTCCGATTAGAGAAGCATTTTATGAAGTATTCGGCCTGAATAGTCCAGAAGAACTTGGTGAAAGGCTTGCTCAGTTGTCGATTCATTTTCGAGAATTTACGGAAACGATCGGTTTTAGTGATGAAGCAGCACAAGGCTTAAAGAATATTTTTGTAGCTTTGTTTTCTGGAGCTAAACTTGTATTAAAAGGTTTTGGTGGAGTTCTTTCTGTTGTTGGGAAATTTGCATGGCTTATTGGCGAAGTTCTGGATGCCGTTCTTAGTCTTGCTTCTGGAGAAGTTTCTTTGGCAGATGTGCAGGAAAGATTGGTCGATGCATTTCAGAATTTTATTGGATCATTCGCTGCCGTCATAGATAAAATTAAGAATTTTGATATTCGATCAATACCAGATTCTCTCGCTGATGTTGTTAAGTATTTAAGATACTTTAAAAACGGTTGGACCGAAGATTTTCTTGAGGGCATGTACAATGGTATGAATGGCCTAGAAAAACTCTTGGTGAATGCCGGTAAAAGATTTCCGTTTCTTATTGATGTTTTCTCGAAAGTAGGAAGCACCTTTGAGACTTTATTTAGTGGATTTCCGAAATTTGAATTATCTTTAGGTTCCGTTGTTGAATGGTTTTATAAACTTAAAGATGCAATTTCTGGTATTCATGTGGATCTTAATGGAGCAAAGGGACTCTTCGGTAATATTGGAGAAATTGCTAACGTTCTTATCAGTTCTCTATTCGGCGATCTGGACAGTTTTAAAGAAAGAATTAATACTATTGCAAAACAGATATTTGACTGGCTCTATGGGGCAGTGTCCGGCATTAAGTTTACAGATATTCTTAAAGTTGCTCGTATTGGTCTTACCGCAGGATTCCTTGGTGGATTTCTTGACGTCGTAAGATCGTTTCATATGGTTGCAAATGAAGTTAAGTCTATTCCGGAAGCCATCACAGATACTCTTGGAGCTTTGCAGAAGAGTTTTCAGGCTACTTCTTATATTAAGATGGCCGTTGCTATTGGAATTCTTGCTGCTTCGATTTATGCTTTGTCAAAAGTTCCAGCAGATGACTTCATGAGAGTTGTGCTCGGTCTTGGAATTCTTGCGCTGGTTCTTCAGAAACTTGGCAAAGGGATTAATATTTTTAGTGGCAGCAATAATCAAGGAGATACTATCACAAAAGGTCTTAAAGCAAATATTAAGTTAATTCCAGATCTTGCCGCAACAATACTTGCGCTTGCCGTTGCAATAGGTGTTATGGCGCATGCGGTAGTTGCGTTTAAACAAAACGGGATTACAAAGATCACCGACGCTCTTATTCCTCTTGGAATATTAATTTATACACTTGCGGCAATGCTTGGCTTTTTATATTTACTTAAAAAGTTCAATCTAAAAGATGTAGGCAAGTCATTCGGCCTGATGATTACGGTATTTGCTATAATCGGAAGAGTTACAACTCTGGTTAAAGCAACAAAGAACGTCAAATGGCAGAATATATTGTCAGCGATGGTCGGTTTAGGTATTGTTATAGCAGCTATGGCTTTAGTTCTTCAAAGAGCATCCGGATTTAAAAAGTTTAAAGGAAATACAATTTTGCATGTGGCAGCTGTATTTATAGCAATGGGCTTCGCTGTTCAGCAGATTGCTTTAGCAATGGTTCCTCTTGCTCTTATGTCTTGGGGGAAGATGCTTCAAGCACTTATCGGCGTTGGTTCTATGTTACTGATGCTTGGCGGAATGTTGGGATGGATGAGTAGATTAGATGGAGCAAATACCGGAGGTCTGCTTAAAACTGCCGGAGCGATGGCTATAATGGCAGTTTCCATTAAATTGTTGTTAGGTCCGCTTCTTGCAATGGCCATAATGCCATGGGGGTCGATGCTGAAAGGAATAGCAGTTATTGGTATGCTGCTGTTGATGCTCGGCGGCCTTACTGCCTGGATGAGCCGACTTGATGGTTCTAAAGCTGGAGGACTTATCAAAATTGTAGGCGCTGTTGCACTATTATCGTTGGCTCTTTCTGCTCTGTTGCCATCTATCATTTCATTCACAGCTTTTATGGTTGTTTTAGCAGGTGTGCTAAAGGGCAAAATGATCGGTAAGTTATTACTGCTGTCTGGTGTTATGATTCTTCTCGGAGCAGGACTTCTTGTTGCCGGAGCTGGCATTGCTCTATTCGGCGTTGGTATGCTCGGCGTTGCAGCAAGTGCTTTGATGTTCTCTGTTGCTCTTTTAGCAATCGCATCTGGTCTTGATAAACTTGGTACTGCATTTCCGCAGTTTGTTCAGGGACTAATTGATGCTGGAAAAATGATGACAGCAGATAATGCAAAAGATATTCTAAAAGGCGCTGCCGCGTTTGGTTTGCTAGCTCTCGCCGTATGGGCCCTTGCAAAAGCATTTGGAGCTTTGTTTGGTAGCGGTGATGTTCTTGCAAAACTAGGCGGATTTGGCGGAAGACTTGTAACCGGTATTGGCAATATTATTCGTAATGTCGGAAGTACGATCACTGGGCATATACCAGAGATTCTTAAGATTCTTGGAGCAGTAGCGGTAGCAGCTGGTTTATATATGATCGGTATTATCCCAAAACTGACAAGCTGGGCAGTTCAGGCAATTGTTACTTTACTGGAGTCGATTCATCAAAGTGTTCGTGCTAATAAAGCTGTTTTGGAGCATTCGATTTTTGGAATGGTTGAAGTATTGCTTGAAATTTTAATTGATTCTGCAAGTTGGCTTGGAATGATGATACGAGGCTTAATTAGCGGTCTTATTACTTCTATATTAGATTTCATAGCTGATAGTATTGAAGAGCATGTAAAAATTGGTGGTAAGGGAATTGCCGATAGTATTAGAGGTTTATCCGATAAACTTCCAACGGCAGATGACCTTATGAAAGAATGGGATTCGGGACGTAAGACAACTTCAGACTGGCTTCAGAAATTTGTTCCTCCTGCTGGAGAACTCAGAGATGCTTCTGCCGAAGTTCCGAAGGCAATCGGTACTGGAATTCTTGAGGGTCAAAGTAATATTACAGAAGCTCTTGATGGCGTAAGAACAACTATTGATGAGTCAATGGATGGTCTTGAAAAACCAATGCAGCAAAATGGTAATGATGTAATCGTTGGACTTAATAATGGTATTGTAGGTGCTTGGAACAGTGGTCTTATTCAGGGCAACTTGGATAGGATTTCCAGTAGCATTAATAGACGCACCAGACTCGGTCTTGGTGAACGTTCGCCTTCTAAGATTGCAGCAGAAGCAGGTGCGTTTTATATTATCGGTTTGGCAAATGGTATTGCTGATAATGCAAAATTACCGCTTGATGCGATTGATAGCACTACTGATCCGATGGTTGATGCTCTTAAGAAAGCCATGACACAGGTCGCTACGATGACCGATGCAGACTTTTCATTTTCTCCGGTAATTACACCAGTGGTTGATATGTCGAATGTTAATTCGGCAGCTGGATCTATGAATGGACTTTTTGGAGGCTTCAATCGTATTGGAGCAGTGCAGGCCGAAAGATATTCTGGCTATATTCCAACTGCATCTAGAAGTTCAGCAGTTACAAATGAGATCCAATCATTGTCTTCAAGAATGGATGCTCTTGGTGAAGCCATTACTAATATGCAGATTGTGCTTGATACCGGAGTTCTGGTTGGTGCAACTTCTGCAAAAATGGATGCCAGACTCGGCGTTCTAGCAGCTAGAAAAGGAAGGGGGAACTGAGTGTGAGTTCCGAACAGGCAAAGAAATATCATTCGATTACAATCGGTGATAAAAATACCTGGGATGACTGGCACCTGGTTCCTACTTCCAGGCCACTTGTCCCTCCACCGAATGTAAATACAAGTTATGTTACCGTTCCTGGAAGCAGTGGATCTTTGGATCTTACAGAGGCTCTTACCGGTTATCCAACCTATGCGAATCGTACCGGGTCGTGGGAGTTTCTGGTTCTAAACGGATATGGTGAATGGTATGCTCGATATAGTGATATTATGAGCTATCTTCACGGAAAAAGATTTAGGGCTATTTTAGACGATGATCCGAACTATTATTATGAGGGTCGTTTTTCTGTTGCTTCCTGGGCGTCTAATAAAGATTGGTCTCGAATCACAATTAATTATAATGTTGGGCCATACAAAATTGAAGTTCATGGAATCGATGAGAACTGGTTGTGGGATCCGTTTAATTTTGAGACCGATATGGTCCATGCTTATAGTGATATTGAGGTATCTGATTCAACAGACGTTGTCGTTTACAATGATGTTATGCGAGTACGTCCTACGATTATATGTTCGAATGCTATGAGTGTCGCATTTCTTGGAAAAACATATCAATTGTCAGCCGGAGATAATAGTGTTCGCGAAATAGTTTTTTCAGAAGGTCAAAACACGCTTACCTTTAGTGGTAGTGGCACAGTAACGATACAAATGCACGGAGGTCGGTTCTAATGTTTCAAATTTATGCCGGCGACGTGCTGGTATACGAACCCGGCGATTATAATCTTGCGCTTTTGACTCCAAAACTGACTCTTGAAATGGGAAAGGCCGGATCTCTGGAATTTACAGTTCCGGCCGGCCATCCCTATATGAGCGAGCTTAAGCAATTAACGAAGCCAGTTTCAGTTGATTTGGATGGGAAAAAGATATTTAGAGGTAGGATTCTTTCCGGAAGCAGGACATTTTATAATCAACGAGAGATTTACTGTGAAGGCGTTCTATCTTATCTGGTAGACTCTGTACAAAAAGCCGTGAAATTTGACGGCAAAACGCATGCTCTCTTCAGGCAGATTATCGCAAATCATAACGCAAGAATGCCTGCCGAAAAGCAGTTTACTGTCGGAACTATTACGGTTCCGGATCAAGACATTCACTTACTCGGACAGTCTGATGATATTTCAAAGTATGATTATAGTCAGATTGCGATTAACTCAATTGTTGATAACTGGAATACGACATACGATTATATCGAGACATGTCTGATTAGTTATTGCGGTGGATATTTGATGGTCCGCCAGGACAATGGAGTTAATTATATTGACTGGGTTAGTGACTACACGAATACCGCTACTCAGGAAATTGTATTTGGTGAGAACCTGCTTGACTTAACTGATGAGAGTACTGCTGAAGATATTTTCACAGTTCTGATTCCACTTGGCGATAATAATTTGACGGTTAAGAGCGTTAACCAAGGCTCAGATGAAATAGTCGATCAGACAAAAGTCAATAAGTATGGTCGCATTGTTAAGACAAATGTTTTTAGTAATGTTACGAGTGCTCAGACTCTTCTTGAAAACGGAAGACGATATCTTGCTAATAACGGAGACGTACCTACCACCTTAACAATTACAGCAGTTGATCTTCATAATGTGTATCCTGAAATTGAAAGTATTCAGCTTGGTGATCGTGTTTATATTCGT